CAACGGTTCCACCCTCCGCGCAACGTTCCGGTTGATGCCCCCGATGAGGCATGACATCGACCCTGCCAAGTCGGAGGTTTTGGCCCACATAATGGAGAGCATGAACTCGGATCTTGGCCGCTCGATCCGGGCCTTCAATTCGATGCGGAATATCAAGAGCGGGGTATTGGTGTTTGATCGTATCAATCGCCAGTGGCGTGGGTGTGATTGGATGCCGCCCGAGGAGAAGGACAAGATTGCCTTGCTGAGTGCTGCGATACTGGAGTTGAAGCGTGACCTTGCTGCGCTGAAAAGCGAGGTGCGCAAGAAGCTGGCTGGTAGTGTGAGGAGGAGGTCCGGTGGCAGGGCGCAGCCTGAACCGGAGCCTGATGAGGATGACGTTGATCCCGATGTCATCGAGATACAGAAAAGGGCCACCGAAGCCCGTGAGGCTATGAAGATGGCCCGCGCTACAATCGAGAAGGATGAATGGTTGAAGGCTATGCTCGCCGCCCTCGACGAGGATAAGAAGGCTTCTTCTGCTCCTTCAGTTCCGCCCCAGTGAACGCGAGGGGGTTGCACTCCTCCCACTGGATGCCGGTGGCTGAGTGCTGAAGGTTGAGAATGGGGGAAGGGAGTCCGATCCTCCCGCCCCGCTTACAGAAGGCTAACTGGAAGCGTCGAGGCTTTGATTGGCCTACTTCATGGAGAACGGCTATCTCCCGCGCCCAGTTGGCGAGCTCGCTGGATCCGAACCCTGAGTGGGCCAGTTCCATTGTGGTGAGTGGTTCGCCGGTTTCCTTGCGCTGAGGCTTTGAGACATGGTGCATCCAGATCCAAGCGACCTTTGTCTCGTGGAGGATGGGCTGGAGCTTGTTGCGAAGGAAGACGCTGACCTCGGACTGATCGCTCAGGTCGCCGCCGAAGTAGGAGAACAGGGGATCGGCGATGATGAGATCGAGCTTGGACTTGTGGATGAATCGGCGGGCGTAGGCCAAGAACTGCTCGCCGGTGCGAACGGTCTCGGTGCGGAACTCCAGGTTCCTATGAAGCATGTTCATCTGCTCGATGGTGAACTTCCTGTGTGTGACCCCGCGGAAGGCTTCGGAGAGATCGCCGCGGTCGTTCTCCGCTTGGATGACCCCGATCTTCAATGGCTTGATCGGCGCGATGCCAAAGAAGTCGAGGCCGAGGCACCAGCGGACGATGATCTGCATCATCAGGCTGGACTTCCCGATGCCGGTACCGCCGCTGATGATCATGGATGAGCCGCGAGTGATCCAACGATTGCCGATGAGGTTGTCCGGATCATTCTTGGGATCGAAGTCGAGGAGGTCTTTGACCGTGACCACCGTGGACTGATCATCATCGGTCTCGCGGTTGGTGAGCCAGTCCTCCCAGGATGCGGCACCGAGGTTGGTGTCCAACAACCGTTGCTGCGAGGTGGGGCTGCGCCATGCGCCGGGGAGGCGGGAGTAGCGCGAGGGGTTCTTGTTCTTGGCATCGATGCCGGGGATTACCCGATAGATCTCATCCCGGCGGGCGTCCCATTCCTTGCGGGATGGGGCGTCCACCCGGACCCAGCCATGGATGCTCTTGCCCCCGGAGTCGATGAGGACGGTGATGGGTAGGCCAGAGTCCCGGAGGCGTTGTTCCTGCTCGGGCTTTGGGAGGTCATCGAACTCGACTAGGACATGGCGGAACGCGCTGACATCGTTGTCGCTGCCGCTGTAGAGGTTGGGCTTGAAGGGGTTGATGCGGACGAAGATGCCTTCGCGCTCCGGGGACAGGATGCGGGACTGGGGATCATCGAAGCGGTTGAGCCATTCCTCGATCGTGATGAAGGAGCCGGCACTGACTGGCCTACCCTCCTCGACGGCGTCGCAGATGCAGACGACTTCAGTCGGGGCGAACGCGGCCAGCATGAACCGCTTGAACTCGCTGGCTTGTGGATCTGGAGCGACGGGGCTGAGCGATGGAACTGGCACCGGGGCGTCGGGTACCGGCTTCTTGAATGTCACCCTACTAAGATCGAATGGCCCGGAGGGTGATGATCCCCCGGCTTCGAGCAGATGGCCCCTAGGCTTATTGTGAGCGCGGGACGCGGCATCTCGGAGCTTGTAGGCCAGCTCTGTGGCCTTCCATGGGGGTTGGCAGGACTTGTTCCAGTCTTCGAGGAGGGTGAGACTGTCCACATGGGAGAGGGCAAAGCCGTGGACGAGACCGACTGCGGCGGTATAGGTGGCGTTGTGGCCACCGGATCCGGAGATGGCTGGCGGTACCTTGGAAAGCCAAAGGGCCGCTCGTTGGAGCGTTGTCATGTCGTTGATTCGTTGCTTGTTAGGGGGTTGTTAGGATTCTGGCCAGATCATGCTGAGAGGATCTGGTGGCTGGGGACCGGTTGGTGATGGCACCCAGGTCTCGGCTTCGGTCTTCGCCGGGAAGGAGATCCATCCGCGTTTGACGCCGGTGGCAATGATACTGGCCGACTCCTCGATGAGCCGGCGGTTCTCGTCGGTGATGCTTGTTCGTTCCTCTTCGGTGATGGGGCTTGGTTTCTTGTTATTGAGCAGGCGTGATTCGTACCAGGGTTGTTCGTGTCTTGGGGTCTTCATGAGGGGAGGACTCGCGCCAGGATACAATTGCAGTAGGTACCCTTGGTCTTGGAGTTACATCGAGGGTGATGGACAGGATTGGCGAGAACGTGTGCTGTGAGGTCGCTCGTGAGCTGGACCATGTCAGTGAGACGACTTGCTGCTTCGAGGCAGAGGGCTTGTGCGACTCCATCGGATGATTCGATTTGGGTGCTGACGATCTTGAGTGCCGTTACGATGTCGTGTGTTGAGGACTGGTGCATGTTATTTTTGTTTGTGGACTATGATTCCGTTGCCTTTGTCGTCGGTGAGTTCGACTGATCGAACGTCTTCGAGGCGGGCCAGTGTCTTGATCATCTCGATGGGATCGTCGGCGTGAGTGACGCAGGTGAGATGGATATCCCCGTCGCCGTGGATCAGTTTGAGATCCTGCTTGGTACGATCCCTTGTAATGCGGATGGTCCGCCCCGAGGAGAGACGGACCACCTTGATTGATTCTACGAGTGGGTATTGGTGACGAGCGGTCATGTTTTGAGTCCGCAGTGAGGACATTTCCGATTGGGAATGGATTCAAGCGGTTTGACATCGAGCCACTGGCAGAGGTCGGTGTAGGACTTGCGACCAAAGTTGGCCCACTTGAACGGAGCGATCTCTCCTGTTGCAACAGCAACCCTCGCGGATTCGCTGCAAGTGATACCGAGCTTATCCATCAGCTTGGCGTTCCGGACGCTGAGTCCGAAGGTCCACTTAGACCTATCCAGATCGCGCTGCTTGCCGGCTTGGATGATCTGATAGATGCGCTGCTTGGACATCTTGAGGTGTTCACCGATGAGCCGGTAGGTGAGACCTTCAGTCCGTAGTTTGACAACCGTGTCGATTGAATCGCTAAGTTTCATGTAGTTGGGTTTGAGCAGGACGTTGTGCTTCCTGCTCTTCTTCTTACTGACTGCTACTACCTCAAAGGTATCTGGACTGCTCGGTACCGCTTCTGTGCTTTGTGGCACTGGACACACAGGCCGTGTTGGATTGTGCATCCGCATCCCAAGCAATCGGCCAATTCGTGACATAACTGTTTCCATCGTTGTAGTTCCTCTATTGTTGTTTGTTGTTTTTGCTGTTCCTGATGTTCCATACGCATGACAGTGAGATACCGTACTTCTTGGATAGTTCTGGGTAAGTGCGTGACTTGTCCTCCTTAAGGATGGCATCTCGGATCTCGGCTGGAACAGCCGGCCACCGCCGGTTGATCCGAGGGTTCGGATCCTTGAACGGAGTGACAGGGCCGACCATGCGTGACATGGATTCCTTCGTCAACCCTAATTGTTGGAGTATCGTCATTTTTCTCTTCTATTCGTTGGTTATGCGAGTGCTTTCTTGAGGTCGATGAGGGTGCAGTTGTCTCCGTCGGCCAGGTGTCGGTTGTCGTCGATGGTCTTCCGGATGGCTGATTCCAGGTGCTTGATGCGCTCCTTGGCCTCCTCCAATTCCTTCCAAGTCTTGACGGCGTCGATGGTTCTCATTTCTTCGATGGTCATGGTTTCTCGGTAGTAAGCGACTTAATGTATCGGTTCCTC